CGGGGGCAGTGAAAGTGAGTTTTGAATCACTTCCAGTGACGCTGTACTGAACACCTAAAGTGTTGAAAACAAAAGTAGTGTTAGTACCCCAGGGGGCAGCATTGCCAGGCGACACTATGTCCTTCAGAGCAAAAAGAGATGATGAAGGAGAAATGGCGGGGTCGCTAGGGACCATGAGCTTGATTGAGCAGGATAATGTAAGTTGACCAATGGAGGGGGTGGCTCCAGTAGGGGAAATGACTCCCCAGTAGATCTTACCTGCTTGAGCCCAACGATCGGCGTTGTTAGCACCATCGACGTACAGGTCATCGGAAAAGAAGGCCTTTCCAGATACCCGCACTTTTACGGGGGCCATAGGTTGGAAAATCACTGAGCGACTTCCCATGGCTTCTACAGCATTAACGAGAGCACCGGATTGAAGGCCGGTGAGTGTATCGTTAGGGTCGTTGTCTATCGCAATGAAGAAAGAACCAGCAGTACTCGTACCAACAGCAGGTTGATACGAGACTTCGATCCAGTCGTAGCGATATTTCTCGAAGAGTCGAGCGAAATTTGAAATTCGACCTCCACCATTGCGACCAAGGGCGAGAGGATTTATGAGGGCAGAACCAGTAACATAAGCGAGGGCAGTGGTACTGGTGGGAGTGAAACTGTATGATAACAGTTGAGATCCCCTAAGTTTCATCGTGGGTTGCACCGCAGGAAAGCGAGTGCTCCAGATGACTTGGGCGGGAATTTCCGCCATCCTAGTCTGTTGAAGCGAACCGGACTTTCTTTTTGATTGTCGGGCTCGCGGTTTGCGTTGTTTGTTGTTTGTTTTGCGATTGTTGCGGCCCCTCGTCTTCTTGGGAGGAGGAGCTGTGCGTTTGACTGTGTGTTTCGTTTTGGGTGCCATTAATGAGGGCGAAAATATCGATTTTAATATTCCCTACCAACCCACCACTCTCATCTCCGTTCCACAAGCACTCAATTTGATAATCCGTCGGCCAACGGGCAAACCAATCATAGGCAGCCTGTTGCGCTTCGTCGTCTGCAATGTATCGTACGTTACGATCGCTAACCGAAGTATGGTCATAAACTGATCGAGCAATTTTTGTAATTAGTGCGTACTGAGGAGAGTAATACGCTAAAACTCGAAGTGCATTCACCCTAATTAAGCGTATAGCAGGATCCATCGATCCCCCAGGTTTTAACATGGAAATCATAGCACGGGTCCCGTCATAGACGGGTCGATACTGACCATCAATCATGCGGGCGGTTAAGCCTAAGAATCTATGCCCCTCGGGGTTTGAAGAAACTTTGTCTTCAGATTCTTTTAAAGTGACGCCGAAGCGTGCATAATGTTTCTGTCTAGTCTCGAAAGGAGTTATCACCTCGTGGTTAGTTCCAATAATGTGGTCATCCGCATAAAGATTAAAATAATCTTTCTTAAAATCTGCAAATGTGAGGCCATTCATAAGATACAATGAAATAAGAATGACCAGATGGCCGAGACAGTTGTCGTCTGAGGTTAAAAACCAACCAGAAGGCATTCCAGTCATTTTCCAAAATAACTGGCCGTTCGGCAAGAGTACTAGTGTGTGGACAACATCTTGATAGATTTTCTCAAGATATGCACGAAATTGACTTTTTGAGAAGCTACCGGGAGTTTCCTGATAGAGAAACACCCGCAACGGGATAATAAAGCTAAAGAAGAGTTCGCGCAACATGGAAGAGTCCCATTTACGACAATCACCTTCTACAATGAACTTAAAAAGTCCAAGTTCCTTAATTAATCGAGTAAAGCCACCATATTGCATAGTGTAACCGACCCGAAAAGGAAATTGCAAATCCGAAGCTTGTGAAGCAAAAAGTTTGTGCTGGCTGTATAACAATTTAACAGCAGTCCAATGAAGTTTCAATCCAGGAATTAGAAAGAGACGCAAGTCCTCATTGAGAAGTTTAGTTCTCGACAAGAGCTCACCCGCCTTTGGGGCGCCTTTCCAAACCGTTGGAAACTGAGGGTTTTCATAGAAAGCCTTAACCTCTTCAAGACCTTGAGGGTCGAGGAGGACTGATCCTTTGTCTTTGTAGCCACGAACACGAAATTCGTGTCCTGGGTGGGTGTCTTTGGGGACTTCCACCTCCGCATCAGGAATGATGGGGCAACTACTCTCCCAACGGGAGAAAAGCTCGAACAAATATCCTAGTGTTTTCGATTTTATTTCTAGGGGCAAATCAATTGGAACATCTTCTTTATCGTACTTAAGAAAGGCATTGCAAGCAGCGCGATGCGTTTCCTTAGTTCTTCCGTATAGAGTGGTATCAATTTGCACTTGGTTGAGTACAAAAGCTTTTTGGACTAAAAGGTCAACACGGTCTGAATAACACGTGCGCGTAAAGAACGCTTGGAGACCAAGATCAGTTCCGGCTGGGACGACGAATCGACATTCAGGATTGACATCCCAGACGCGGATATAGGCGCAGGGTGGGTGCTCAGGTTTGGCCTTAACCAAAACCTTAGGTAGCACCCACCCCGTGTCTAGTTTTTTGGGAGGGGAGCTTTGAGGTAGTCAATTTGCT